CTGACCTGATCCTCGACCTGATCCCTGACCTGAGCCCCGACCTGATCCCTGACCTGAGCCCCGACCTGATCCCTGACCTGATCCCAGACCTGATCCCAGACCTGAGCCCTGACCTGAGCCCTGACCTGATCCCAGACCTGATCCCAGACCTGAGCCCCGACCTGATCCCTGACCTGATCCCAGACCTGAGCCCAGACCTGAGCCCTGACCTGAGCCCAGACCTGAGCCCTGACCTGATCCCTGACCTGAGCCCCTTTAAGGTTTCGCAGCATCGCCCAGGCCAGTGTGCCGCCAAGTGTCGCGCCGTAAGGTGATGACATGCGCAGCACAACCATCGGCCGCTTAAGATTCGCATACTGATAGCCGCGCAATGCGGCCTCGGTCGCCTTGTCGAAATCTGCGGGCTCCGTGGACAAACCAATCTCAATCCATTTCTTGGACCATTCGGCGAACTTGGCTTTCTGTGCCGCAGTCAGGCTCGTAATTTTGTCTGGCATCTGATTGCCTCTAGTTTGATGTGTGTTACGCCGTGTCTCAGCGGCAGCGCGTATGACTATCGACGGCGAAAAGCACCGCGAGCACCAACAGCACCCCGCCAATGATGATCCACGTCACCGAGTAATCTGCGCTCGCGCAGCAGGCGGAGGGACCGGAGAAGATCATCGCAGCACCACCTCTCCGTTGATCTTCTTCTTGAACCGGCTGTCGCGGCTGCACGCGAACGTGCTTCGTTTCTTGATGCCGAGATGGCGCTTGCGAACGCGATCATTCTTGGCCTTCTGCGCCAGGTCGCGTGCCGTCTTCGCCCTGTGTGGCTTGATCAGCGCGGGAGCCAAGTTGCTCTCGCGATTTTCGCCGCCATTGCAGATCGCTAGAATGTGTTCTAGATCCCACGTATCCGCCGCAGTAATCGCTCGCTTTGAGATATGGCAAATGCCGTTATGGGCAGCGAACACGCGAAGGCGCACATGATCCGGCGGCCGTGAATCGTCGCTCCGACCGATCCATTCCTTGGTTGACCTCATGCCGCTGCCTCCGCCGGCATCTCCAGCGTCGCATCCCGCAGCCGAGCGATCTCAGCCTGGTAGTCGTCCGGCGTCACGGCACCTTTGTCGCGCTTGGTGACGACGCGAGCCACCTTGCGCATCCAGTTAAGCTCAAGCTCATTCGGTTTGCCGCCGACCATCTGCAGCGCCGTCTCATGGCGCGTCGCGATCGACATCGCCTTGGTGGTTGAGGTGGTCATCGTGTTGATGTACGCATCTCGCCAATCGTCGCTGAGTGCCGACCAATGCAAAGGGGTGCCCGCGATAGAGGGAGTGGGGGCTTGATCTATCGCGGGCGTACTCGGCTCAGATGGGGTGGCAGGCTGAGCCGAATCTTGTTGATCTCTGAATTTGACACCGCGCTCGGCGCCGAAGGCATCCATAAGGTCGAGCAGGGCGGTCATTTCCTCCTTCGTCATATCGGAGGTATGCAGACCGAGCTGCACGAAGCCGTCGCCTTCCATGTTCGGAACGACGCGGCTCTTGCGGAGCGCGGCCGTCATGACATCCTTCCAGTCGGTCGGCGTCAACTTATGACCGTACCAATCGACCTGGTTGGATAGATCAGTCAGGCGCTGCCACATCAGATCGTTCTGAGGCAGGCTGCGCTTGGCCTCACTGACATCGACGCGAGTATTGAGCGGGGCGCTGACGATTGCACTGATCGCGCTCTTGCGGTCATCCTCACCACGGATGGTTACGGAAAGACGGGTCATGCGGCGGCCCTCCGCATGTAAGTCGTGCGCAGGGTCTCGACCTCTTGGCTGACATCAACCAAGAACTCCGTGACGACCTTTTCGAGTTCTGCGATCTTGGCGTTGTCACGCATCACGCGCTTAGTAAACAGCGCCATAGCCTCGGGAAATTCCGGATTGTAAGAGTTGAAGTCGCACCACTCCCGTTCCGGGTTGCAGGCGAAATTCCACATGATCTGTGGGATGTATTCAGAAGGAACGGCATCCGAACGGAGATATGCTAGATGCGTTGCTGGTTTCGGGCACTTCAGCTCGATAAAGCCGTTATTGCCGACGAAGCCATCAACGGAAGCTCCAGTCATGGGAATTGTCGGATGATCGACAAAGCCGACCTGCTGCACGTCGCAGCGGAAGCGCAGTTCGTACTCCGCTCGCGCGTCGGGCTCCCGCAGAGTGCCGTTTATCATATCTTGGGAGACATAACCCTCGACATGCTTGCCGGTCAGCCGCTCAAGCACTAGCTCCGCCAGATAGTTGGCTCGCCCAGCGCCGTAGCCGCCTGATTTTAGCTTAGCGCAAACATCCGAAACGCGAGATGCAGTCACCTTGCCGCATCGCAAAGCGTGCCATTCAGCCGATCCCTGCTCGACATGGTGTACGGTCACAGCGGCGCCCTCATGGATTCGAGCTTCGCCTTGGCCTGGGTGAACAGCTTGACGGTCAAATCCTCCAGCGTCTCGACATGGCAGGCTTTGCAGACCTTGGCTTCGTCGGCATTCACGTCGGCGATGAGGGCGCGAAGCTCTTTCAACTGCGCGGCTGAGATGCCGACAGCCTGGGAATCGTTGGCGCGGTTGCCGTCGTCGTCCTCCCCGATCGCAATGTTGAAGATCATCTTGAGCAAATATCGCTGGCCGTAGGTGAAGGCCGAACCGGCCGCATGCGTCTTGGTCATCACGTCACCGCCTTTAGCGCCCTTGCCATCTGCCGGCATGTCACAATGGTATTTGCGAGTATGGGCGCCGCGAGTGACGTAGCAGACGACCCGAACATGATCGTCCTTCGGACTGTCCTCAGTGTCGAAGGACAGGGCGATGCCCTCGGCCGAATAGATGGGCCGGATGGCTTTGTCCAAGGCGAAATAGCTCGCGTATTTGCTGCGGGTCTGCGGGTTGTTCGCATCGGCAGCAACGGCCCGCATCTTGCCCTGCACGACCGCCATAGCTTGATTGAATTCGCTCTCGGCCTCCTCGCGCCGGATTTCCTTGCGCATCTCCATCAGCCGCTCAAGGCGAACCAAATCGATCGCCGGATCGCGGGCAGCTCGGTCAATCATGTGAACGAGGGCGGCAGCCTCGGTCGGTGCCGGAATAGGTTCTACTGGACCCGAAATGGCTAGCTTACTCACCGCCGGTACTCCTTGATCGGTTCAAGCTCGAGCCGCTTCGCAATCCCGCGATGGACTGCGGAGGCAAGCTCGTGAATCTGCCAGGCTTTGGCCGCGATATTCGCCGCGACCTCGCCCATTGTGACGTTCTGCTGTCCGTCGCGGGCGAACATCAGGTCGGTGACCGCGGCATCAAGCCGGACGCGCGCCTCGGCGATTTCCTGAATGGCTGGATCGACGCAGGCGTAGAGATCTGGGAGGGTGGTGCGCTCCGGCGTGTGATCTCCGACGCGGATGACTGTCGGCCTCATGGCAGCATCCTCCAGACCGAACTGATGACGATCATCAGAGCGAGAATGGTGAAAAGATCGCGGGCGAACATGCCGACGAATGACTGGGGGCGATGGCGGATCACGCGACTGCTCGCCGATCTGACAGGGCGGAAGAAATGCGGCTCGCCAGATCAATGGCGTGGTTCTCACGCTCCTCGCTTTCGAGGATATCTGCCGCGCGACGGAGAATGTCGCTGTAGGGCGTCTTGGCGTCGTCAAGAATGCAAACTTCGGTGCCGTTGATGTCGATGACAAACATAGTGGCCTCCTCAAATTGCCTTGGTGGGAAATTCAATGACGTCGGCGGTCGGCCGCTCGGCGATGCTGTCCATGCCGAACGCCTCGTAAGCTCGGCCGATGGCGTAGCGGGCGCGAATTTCGTCCTCCATGGTGAGGACGCCGCTCCGGCAGATGCGCTCCAGAGTGACAATGAGGCTGCTGGTCGCCAGCAGCTCGGCGAGTGTGCAGTTGCTCATCATGCCGCCTCCTGCGGGAATGCGTTGGCCGCCGAGATCGAAACGTGATGCTCGATGAAGTCACGCTGCCATCGCGTCAGCGACTCGCCGCGCTGCGCCCAGATGTTCATGGCCTGCCTAGCAAAGAGATCGGTGACGTCAGCCCAAAAGCCGGAGAGCCGATCAGCATCGCCAATCGCGATAATGCGGTTGACGTTCTCCCATTCGCCGGCGGCGAGATCGGCCAACGTGGTTTCCGCATCCATTTCGGAAAGCTCGCGCTCCACCATGTAGGGTTCGGCGAAGCCTGCGAAGACGATGTAGCGGGTGGTTGTCATCGTTCCTGCCTCGATCTGCATATTCTACAAGCCAGCGACCGCGCGCTCGTATTCGGCCAGCCAGTACGTATCGGCGAGATGCTCAAGGACCGATTCGACCGCGCTTTCGAGTGGCGTACCGACCACGGACAGCAGCCAATTCACGATTGCGGCCTCGCCGGCGGCTATCAAGGTTGCGTACATGCGGCCTACTCCGTTTCGTCGCCGGCGAGCGACACGACTTTTTTCGAAAAGTCGGCGAGCTCGAAGTTCAATGGGTCGCGCCCAGCTCCGACCGCCATAGCAGCGAAGGCAAAAGCCGCCGCGTCCCACGCGTATTCAGATGGGAAGCCGAACATTACGCGACCGTCCAAGCTGAACTCGATCTCGTCGCGACCGGGGCGGCGATCATACATAACCATGTTAGGGACGAGGCGCCCCTGCATGCGGACCTCGTTGCCGAGCCGCTCGCAACCCTTCATCTCGGCAATCAGGTCGCGCACAGGCGTTGCAGGGAGTTTGGTGACATTGGACATGTTACCGACTCCGCTGGATAAGTTTCATACGACGCCGCCACTTGCGCGATGCGCTGAGGTGGATAACGAACCGCTCGGGTTCGCGCGCGGAGATGTCCGGACAAAAGACACCTATCCAGAACTTGGCTGGCGCGAAAAAGAGGTCGATCAAGCCAATCATAATGATCCTCCCGCGCGGTCATCATGCCCCCCAAGCGCGCCCCATTCCTCGATCACAAGGACCGTCGTCGCCAGCGTCGCGACGCCAAGCGCTACGAAAACAATCTGAATGAGAGTGTCCATGTTTCCTGCCTCGATCTGACAGGGGCAGTGTTTCACATCATGTGATAGTCGTCAAGCGGAAAAATTACATATTGTGATTTTTGGAAAAAGCTCTTGCAATACAAAGTGGTAAATATACTGGCATTTACAAACCACCTAGGCGTGTGGCAGGTTTATGTAAGGCAGGAGCAAACAGAACCGCATCACAGTTGACAGTGTTCTTGCTTTGTTCTTAAATACAGAAATGTCTGCCTATTGATTTTTTCGGTGTGGGGGTAGGAATGGGAATCCCTCTCGCTTGGCACAAGCGCCAGGCCATGATGTTGGCAAGTCAGCTTCCAGAAAACGCAGCTGATGCACGCCTTGTTTTAGAGGCGATGGCAGAGCTGGTGGAAACCTTCATTGGCAGGGACCGTGAGGAAGTGCCGACAACGAGGGCGAACAACGTCCTACCGTTCTCGGCCTGATTTTACGCGGGCTCCTTCGTCCGGCTCTTCTTCGGAGGAGGGATCGCTCGGCTCCTTGGCTTCTTCGGCCTCGATACGCTGAAGAAGATCGAAGGACAGTCCACGCTTGTCGCCCTCCCAAAGCCAGAGAGGGTCGAAGCCCAGTATCCGCGACCTGAGCTGTAGCGCCTTATCCATGGGCACGCGCCGCATGCCTGTTTCAAACTGGCTCATGCCTGATTGCGGCCAGTTCATGAATTTGGCGAATGCGGATGCGGTATCCATCCGCATGGCTTGCCTGAGCCAACGAAGGCGTCGGCCCTGGTCCTCGAAAGGATATTTGCTCCCGCCTGCCATAGTTCCAATTTTATACACAAATTGCGATGAAGCAAATTCCCAAATGTGACGCTTGACAGTATCACAGGGCGTGATATTAACTTGGGGCATGACGAAGCGGCTTTCCACCATTGAAGAAGTAATTTCGGAACTCGGCGGCCCCAAGGCCGTGGCCGAATTGACCGGTCGGGCCAGCCAATCTGCTGTCCCGATGTGGAAGTCCCGAGGCCGCTTCCCGGCTACGACGTTCAAGACCATGCAAGCCGCTCTGCTAGAGCGTGGTGCTGATGCTCCGAGCGAATTGTGGAGCATGTCATGAGCAACGGTAACTGCTCATTCTGCGGCAAGCGCCACGATGAGGTCTTCAGGCTCATTGCTGGGCCTACTTGCATGATTTGCAATGAATGCATCGGCCGTATGGCGAACATGATCGCGGCCGAACTGCAAACTGTAGCAGCCGATATCATTGCACTTCCGCCGCCACTGCCGCCTCAAGGGGATGAACAATGAAATCGTGCCCCTTGCCATTGAACTCCCTGCCGTCACTCCGCACTCCCGAGCTGACGGCCAACTTGGCGGCGCTCATCGCGAGCGTCGTCCCTTTTTTCCATGATGGTCATCGCGTGTCGGTGCATGCGCCAACGGTTGCGCAGCTCTCGACCGAGCGCGACCGCGCCGACGATCGCGAGCAAAGCGCCGGCAACACTGGCGGCAACAAGAGCGAAATGAACGTCCATGAAATTTACTCCGATTGAATGACCGGAGTGAACGACAAGAGCGCGGAAGGGTCACGCGGACATTTCCTAGAACGTTTGTGAACGGGAGTATCGGTTATGATTAAGTCGATCATCAAGGCGGTAACCAGACGCATCGTCGGATACGACGGGCGCACGTTCCAGGTCACGGCGGATTTTCTCGGCGTTGCCAAAAGCGACGTCGGCTATTGGTGCAATGACGGGCACGAGCGGGTGATTCCCGCCGACCATCTGATCGAACTCGACGCAGTGAGCGGCGATATCTTCCTGCAGGAATGGGCCAACTCGCGCGGTTACGATCTTGTCCGGCGCAAGAAGCGCACGGATGACTCTTCTCATCACATCCTGAGAGACCTTGGCGGCTTCGCGCGCGACGTCGGCGACTTCAACGCGGAAGTGATCGAGGCCTATTCGGACAACGAAATCACGCCCGCCGAGCGTCGCCGCATCTACGACAAGGCCGCTCCGGTGAAAGAGCGTATTTCGCAGATCGAGCGAGCCATCGGCGGATAGGAATTAGCCGCGCGTCACCTCGCGAAAGCGAGTGCGGCAACCGTTTTGGAATAGGGACAGGGAAGCATGGACGTGAATGCATTCGCGCCGCGCGACGAAGCGGCGACTGACAATTGCCTTGACAGTAATTCCAGTGACCATGGATTCGACCCTCCTACTATCAGTCGTCACGCAACTTTGCTGGCCAGAATGGCCGGCTGGTCCGAAGAGGATGATCGTCGCGTCGCCGAAATGATGTCCGCGGGCCGCGGTTACGGCGAGATCGCCGAAGCGCTCGGGAAAAAACGGGGAGCAATACGTCGGCGCGTTGTCTCGCTCGGCATTGAGCGAACACCTGAATGGCGGAGCACTCAGTTACTTAATCGGTGGCGTTTCGGTCGAACTCAAATCCGTGTCGTCAATCACGATCCGATCGAGTTTCCCGAAGCCAGGGTATTCGGACTCGAAAACCTCCAAAAAGGTCAATGCCGCTACATCTGCAACGATGACATGCGCGCGCCCGTTTATTGCGGGCTGCCAATCCTGGCAACGTCGCGATTCTCGTTCTGCTCCGCGCACAATCGCATTTGCTGCGAGCCGCCAAGGAAGCGCGCATGATGCATGTAGCTCAATCCAACGTCCAGGCAAAGCCTCGGCCTTCTGGCAACATCACCCGAGAGGTGGTTCGGGCGGTGCTGAAAAAGTTCTTCATTGATGCAGAAGAATTCTTTGGCAATAGCCGTGAGCTTCATCTCATTGCTGCCCGCCGTGATGCTGCATTGCAGCTCCGCAGTCGTGGATATTCTATAGCGCATATCGGGCGCATTCTCGGCAGGCACTCCACAACCGTATCTAATTACGTTTGCGATAGCACACGCAAATCCAAACGCCTCCGATACGCGGCCAACCGTGATCGCATGGTCGAGATCAATCCTCAATATCTAGCTGGCCTGAGGAAGCTCGCTGCGCTCTCCGACACTACGATCAAAGCCATCGTCAATCAGGCCGTCAGCGACACGCTGGAGTCCTCATGATTAAGCGTCGCGGTTGGACGAATAAAGAGCAACGGCGCCTGAAGGAATTGCTCCTTTCCGGCCTGACGCCGGCTAAGGCCGCCAAGCGGCTTGGGCGACCGCGTTCATCAGCGTGGGCCTGCGCGATATCGCATGGATGGCACGTTCGCGCGCAAGGCAAGCCGTCAGAAACCAAAAAGCACAGTCTCGTCCTCATCACTAAGGCGGCTGTCCCGGTTTGGTATGCGGCCGGATGGCGCTTCGATGGATTTTCGGGACCTGGCTTCTGCCGGATGTCGTGGCACTCGGAACGCGCTCCGGTCATACCGTCCATCGACGAACTCGTTATCGACAATGTGCGAGAGGCCGCATGACTGAACTAGAGATCGAGCAGAAAATTGCTCAGCTTCAGGCGGAACTCAAGGATGTGAGAAAGAAGCGCACAAACATGCGCAGGAGGGAGAAGTACCGCGAATACTGGCGCGAGTACAGGAGACGGAATCCGCGCACCGAGTACATGAAAGAATATCGATCAAGGCCGGAATACAAGCTCAAAAGAAAATTGCAGATAGCCGGCTTGGATAAGGCAACTGTCGCGGCGGAAGTAGCGAGGCTGTCAGGTATTATGTCGGAGGCACCGCGTGGGCAGGCGTAGAGCTATCCCGACTGAGGTGCTTAAGCCTCTGATCAAGCAATATCAAGGCAGCGGCTATAAATCAGTTGCAGCCGAATGCGCGCGCTACGGAGTTCGCGAGGATTACATCCATCACGTCGCGGCCCAACATGGCGTCAAGCGCGACGACTGGCACGACCATCGTTGGGAGTGGGCGAAGGCTCGCGGGGCGGTGTGCGTATGACTGTCATCTCATTCACCCTACCGACCCCGCCTTCGGTCAATAATTTGTACGTGAATTCATCGCGCGGCCGTTTCCGCTCGCAGAAATACGACGAGTGGATTCACGAAGCAGGCTGGGAAATCAAGCGCCAACACCCGCCCAGGATCAAAGGTCCAGTCAAGCTCTCCTTCGAGTTCGAGGAGCCGAAGACGAAGCGGCCGGCTGATGTCAGCAACCTCATCAAGGCGCCCGAGGACCTGATCGTCAAACACGGGATCATAGAGGCCGACCACAACGGGATCGTGCGCAAGGTCAGCGCGGAGTGGTCAAGCGAAGTCGACGGCATGCGCGTCACTATTGAAGCATTGAATGTGGAGTCCGCTGCTTGAGTAATTCCGGACGCAGAATGACCTCCACCATCGTTCGTCACAGGCGCGAACACCTTCACACCCAGCAGGGCGGCCACTGCTTTTG